CCTGGGCTTCAGAATCTACCGCCCAAGCGCAGTAGTCCTGCGCTTCACCTTTCCAGCCGCCATTGGGCTTCACTTCGTACATCATATAACTTCTCCAAAATAGTTATCCACTAGCGTAGCGGCTAGCGTCATCTCCTACAGGCAATAAAAAAGACATGAATACACACTTGTAAGGTTTGTGCAGCCCATGTCCATCAATCGTTCTATTTGGAGATTACCCCACAGCATAGCACCTTGGTAGATGTATGTGTGGGGTGATGGGTACTAAAAGGGAGATTCGGACCATCCCGAATAGGAGCGACCACCCCAAAAACTTTCGGCGGCTGCCGAAAGTGAGGCCTCCTCTTTCCTTAGAGCCGCAATCGCCCACGGCTCCCCTTGTTCTGCGAGTAAGCGGCATTCATTTACTCCGATCCACCAAACGGTGGACAGATGCGAAAAAGCCTCACAAATTCCTTTGCCAGCTTTTTTCGCTTCTTTAAAGGCGTCTAGCGCCTCTAAAGAGCCTGATACTCCCCGCGCAAATTGTGGAGGGACAGGATACCTTAACAACTCTGGCGTGGGAGCGATATAGATCCGCCCCGCTTTTGGTGGATTTGGGCATTTTTTGCCCAAGATCTCAGCCACTGGAGTGGCTAGATCATCGCCATCAAATTCAAACGAGCAGGGGTAATCCTCGCCATCAAATTCGACTACCCCTTCAAAACTGAAGATGCAGTCCGAGGCAATCAGCTTTTCATTGCCTCGGACAATGGCTTCGGCGATCTCGCCTGTGTTGCCAACGCAACGATAAAGTTTAACAGTTTCCTGCATGATATCTGCGCCTCCAAGCGCTGTTTTGATTGATTTAATGGTGGGCGAGCCACCCCACCCCGCCTCAAGGGAGGCAAGATCCTCTTTGACCTTTGGAGTCAGGGCTTTAGCGCATTAAAAGTGCAAATGCCAGCCGCCAATTGCGGCAAAAGGACTTAGGATCGGCGATCTCATCCTCTAATTGCACTAGCCCTGATTGGGCCAGGGCGATGCGAAGGTGATGAACGTCGCCAGTGGCTTCTACCATCTTTACCGCATTGCCAATGCGGTAAATGTTTTTGCGGAATGTTGCGAAATCTTCCATGTTCCGCTTTTTTTCCAAGATTTCTAAGATATTAAGCATATTGTTCAATCATCAACTCCTTTTCATTTTGCTCAACTAACGCTTGAGCAGCGTGGGCGCACTGACGCGCCCAGTTTTCGACTGTATTGAATACAGCCGATTCACCCCTATCGATAGGGGTGAAATGCACTCCGTTGATGAAGATCCCCCCATCTTCATCCTCGATGACGGAAGGATTTTGCAACCCTTCCACATCGAACACGGGACTGCCGTAGCAGTCGTGCCGTGTGACGATTATTGGCTTACCTCGGTGGTATCCAATCATCGTGTTTTCTTCCGCCAACTCGCCAGATGACCAGAAGATGATGAAATCTTCATTTACCTGTTTGCAGTAGTGGGCGTAGTCCCCACCATTGCTTGAAAAACGATAGTCGCAGGGATATCTAAGAGTTAGCATATTTTCTCCATGTGTAGATGTATGTGTGGGGTGATGGATAGCGTCATCTACCACTTAGACCAGAATAGAACTGTTGCAAATGCAGATGAGATAAAAGACAAGCCAATTGATTGAGCATACTTTCCATTAGAAAACAGATATGCCCATAGAATAACTGCTGGAATAGCAAATACATACAACTCAGGAGAGCTAATGTATGCACTGTATGTAGCCATGTAATGATTAAAGAATGACATAATAGAACTCACAAATAGAATAGATAACTTATCCCATTGCGTAGCAGCAAAAGGATAATTATGTTGTTAACACAAACGGTAGCACTACTCAAGTGAGCGCTGAGAACTTTAGGATGCTTTGTCATAGAACTCAGGTAAAAGCATCAAAACCCTTGAGTTATCTAATAGCGTAGCGTCCTACCTTCAAACGTAGACAGATAGGCTATTACTTACTAGCGTAGCGTCCTAACTTAGAACGTAGAGGACAAAGCAAAAAAAAGGCTGTATAGACTAGAGGATAACCCCCTAACCTATACAGCCTATCTAGCAATGTCTATGGAAGTCTAACGGGTCAGCACCATTCAAAACTTCCTGAGCTTCATACTCCATTAAGTCTTGATATCTAGCCATTTCCCAACAATCAGAGAGCCACTGTTCTCTGTTAAACTGGAAGCACATATTTAACTCCAAACAAATATTATTATCAAATAGCGAAGCGTCAAAGCCTAGTCCATCAAGGGACAAACTAGTAGATAAGAGAAGATGTAAGTACTCAAAGATAACTCCCTAAATACTTACATCTTCCGAGTCGCTCTTAAAAGTCAATGTCGATGATACGCATCATAAAGCCAGACTCATAGACTTCCATATAGGTAAGTCCAGTTGGCTTGTCAATCTTCTGCTTACGGATAGCAGATAGTTCGACCTCATAGGTATCTGGCACTACATGAGTACCAACGTAACCAATCACAATGCCACGCTTGACACTGATGACTGGAAACATCTCAAGAGTCTTGTTCTTCTCATGGAAGACTACGAACTCAGGAGATACCTCACACACTGTCTTAAAAGACTCCTTAGTGAGTTTCTCCAACAGTTGAGTACGAGTTACTGCATCAATAGCGTGAGGGGATTTACCACCATGCTTAAATAACACAGTCTCTTTCTTAAGCAACAACTCAGGAGTGTTCTCAAGAATGCGCTGTGTGAACAGCATCCAAGGCTTGTTAGCTGTGGGAATGTACTCTTTCTTGTCTTGCCCAACCTCAATGAGACAGTCTTTGTTATAGGACAAATCCCAGAACGCACTGAACTGAGCATCGGTGAATGACTCACAACGCACTCTAGCATCGTCAATGAGAGCCGATACCTTCTTAGTATCAGCATCACCTTCCTTGCATAGTGCATCAAAAGCTCTAAGTGAAGCCTTAAAGTCGATAGCCACTTGCTTATCATGGGCTGAGTAATCACCCCAGATACCACGAAGGTGAGTTAGAGGCTTCATACCATCTAACAACGCTGGCACTTCATGCAATCCATTGACATAGTTGATGCAAGCAGCAATAGTACCAACATCATGCTTGGGTTTAGCATTGTCACAAAACCCAGCCATCTTCCATGTGTTAAGCCCACGATGGATATAAGGCATAGACCTTAAATCACTAGAGCGTTGGTCAGTCTGCCATGCTTGAAAGTACTCCATAGCACCATCAATGATAGACTTCAACTCATCAGGGTTCTGAGGTGCATACTTCTGACAGTCAAGGTATAGTTGAGTAGCACCAGTCAATGTCGCAATAGACTCCAACCAAGAGTTGAATCCCTTAACACCACTAGCTTCTGTCGCTTGGCAATACATAGAGGTAATGCCACTACAACCCATCTCGAAGGCGCTTTCATAGACTAAGCGAGTTAACTCACCCCATCCACGATTAACCTTGGACTTCTCCTTGATAACAGGAGTAATTGGGCAATGTCTCTGAATCTTGACAAAGTGATTGATAGCTTCGAGATAGCCAACTTCATCCTTCCAGACTAGAGTACTATTCCTATCACCATCAAAGTCCATAGTGCAGACCGATGCTGATTGATGGCTCATAAACTCGCAACCCGATCCAATACCATCAGGACGATGGACAAGAACGCCCAAGCATTGCTCGGCATGGTTCATGATAGGCGCTTTGCCCCTAACCACTAACAAGCCAATGTGTTGAGTTCCATTAGACTCAACCATACCAACAGCACCATGTGGTAGTGCCTTCTTGCCGTTGAACCACTTCCCATCCTTCCACTTAAGAACTCTTGCATCAGATGCACTGATTACATGGAGTGGAAGGGTATCATCAGGTAATGCAGTACGAACTCTACCCTCAAAGCCCATGCCTAGAGCTAACTTCATCTTCCTCTTGCTAATGCTAGAGAGGATGCGTTGAATGATGGTTGGGTCTTTGAGCGCCCAACTTAGATGCTCACTAGTTGCTATGGAGTGCATAGCCTTGTAGAACCAGTCGTCACGGGACTGCTCCACTTCTTCACCATCTTCGTTCTCCTCAAACCAGATAACCTTAGAGTTGGCTTCTGCATTGAAGAACTTAGCCGCTTCTTGAATAGAAGAACCAGCAGTATTAAGGCGAGCCATCTGTTCTGCAATGTAAGGTTTGCGAACTTCCAGCACTGACTTACTCATGGAGCGAGCAAACTGAGAGCCAAATGCTGCCTTGCCATCCACAGCCTGCATGGTTGCTCCTAGCGTGATAGTCAATACACCATCAAGAGTTAACAAGTTAGGATAGCCCAACTTAAAGCATGATTTAGGGATTACCATGTGGTAATCCTCTGCAAGGCTAGGCTCTACCACGAATGTTCCCTTAGCCATTGCAGGGCATTCACCCACCATTAGCCTGAATTGACAGCCTTGATTAGCGCTGTCAAGGAATGTCATGGGTTGTCCAGTCGTGCTGTTGAAGCCCGTGACTTTAGTGCTGAGATAGTTAGCCAAGCCTTGAGAGATTTTGATGTGACAGTCGCCCACACCAGCAACGGACTGACGGGTATCATAATGGCGAATAGTCTCATCCTGCCAAGACGAGATAACCTCCCACTTGGGGCTGCCATCAGGGTTTGCGCCAACACACTGGCTGATAGAACCAGCGTGTACCTGATAGTTATCAAACTCATCATCCACAATGAGAACCCGTAACTTGGCTGTAACAACAGCCTTGTTGGGAGTGAGTGGAAGCTGGTATCCCATCATTAGCTGCTCGTATGACTTGCTGGGATGACACATCAAACCTTTGTGTTGGTCATTACCTCTAAAGTATTCAATAAGACGAATGTCACTCGACAGCAACATAGAAGCAGAGGTCTTAGCACCACTAGTTGCTTGGAGAAGTGAGTAATGCACACCATCCAAGGTAATACCATTGTCAGCTAGAGATTGACTTGCAGAAGCAAGGACTTCCATCTGTTGAGCAAGAAGTTCCTTGCCTTTATCGCCGTCCTTCCTTAGCTCTTTGGGCGCGATACCGCCCAACTCAAGAATGACAATAGAGGTTGGCGAAACCCCCAAGTTGACGCACACTTGCTCTAAGAGAGTCATTCGCAATGGAACTTCCATCGTGCGCTTAAACTGCCCGTCAATAAACTCGTACTTGGCTACATTCATCACCAATATCTCCTTACTAGATATGAACTAAACATCAGAAGTCACCCTCATAGCGTAGCGTCATACCTTTCGGGTAACGCAGGGTCTATGAGGGAAGCAGTTTAGAGTCATGCTTAGGACTGCGGGATTAATCACCGATATAGGAAGAAGAAGAAAATCTCGTGGCGTAAGGAATGTAGTTCCTAAAGTCACGACTCTCTTTACGCAAAGCTAACTGATTAGCAGAAACTACAATCTTCTTCATCGTGGTAGTATTGATGTAAACTTGAGGTGCATTAGCTCTACGCTCAAGTTCTTGAATAAACTCAGGTGAGTATTGAACTGAACGAAATTGATTCCAATATGAATACATAGCAATCTCCAAAACTAAACAATTTACACAATCATCAAAGCGTAGCTAAGAAAGTTAAGTTACCTAGAACTAAGCAACTTAACCTTCATCATCGTCATCATTATCGTCATGACGCAAAGGATTATACGAAAGCGTATAATTGACAGCCTGATTATACGAAGGTGTATAATGCAAGATTTGCATAGGGTCATGACTGCGAATAAGAAAAAAAAATGCATCAGACATCTAACTAAGGAGCTAGACATCTGATGCTGTGGTGGTTACGCTGCTTGCTGAGCTAGGTAAGCTTCGCGCACAGCTACGATATTGTGGATACCGAGATGACCTACGGTTGCACGGGCAAAGTCGTAATAGGACTGACGCTTCTCGCGGGGGAGAGCTTTGAATGCTGACCAGATGCGGCGGTCAGTATCGGTGACTTGAACTACGGGCTGGGACTCAAGTTCTGACGCAGGCACTTCTGGCTTAAGCGCTGGCTTCTTGGATTGTGCAGGAGGTGCTGTCTTAGACTGAGCCGCAACCTTCTGAGACAGCAATTTAATACGTGCGGCTTGCGTCTTAATGACATCACGAGCATCGTCAAGAGCGTCAGCATCATCATTGGCTTCAGCAAGCTCATCGCTAAGGCGCTCAACCTCAGCTTCTAATTCGACAATGCGTTGAGCAGCTACATTCTGCTCATACATCATCACGCCAATTCTGCGGCGGTCATCCTCAGCATTGCGCTCCAACTGTGCAATACGTTCTTGAGAGGCGAGGTATGCAGCATAAATGTCAGACTTGTTAGACTTAGCAGTAATAGACATGGTTAATCTCCAAATTAATAAAATACAATGATTAACAAAACGAAGTTAAGAGAGTTAAGCCACTCATGCTTATCACAAGTGGCTGTCGAGATAGGCTAGAATTCTGAGAGTAAGCTGATTAACTCAGCCTTGCGGAGTGCGCTGTATCCTGTAAAGCCAGAAGCCTTGGCATAGGACTTGAGTTGCTTAACAGTCATAGAGTTAATATCGGGGTAAAGCTCAAACTCACTGATGGTAGTCACAATAGCGGGAGTTGTCATTGACTTAGCACAGTGGCTTGTGGTCATAGGTAGCGTAGCGTCAGACTCATCGGCAGTGTCTTGAGAGCAGAGATACTCATGCGTATCAATGATGAGTGCAATAGAGGAGAAGATAACAACCAACTGAACGCAGAAACCAACAAGAGAGAATAAAGTAGACATAGGATTAATCCCAAATAAAGTATGCCTCCCACAGACCGAAGGTAAAAAAGTTAAGTCACTGTGCGGGATGGCTAGCCGCCCCCCGCAACGCCCCCTGCTCTAGGCTATAACTAGTATCCCAGCGCCTTTAGGCAAGGAAATTCGTAGAAGACATATCTGTTGAGGAGCAGATACCCGTGCTGTGCTAGCATCTCAGCGCCTGAAAGGTAAGGAATTCACACACGATACAACTGTTGAGGGCGATATACCTGTGCTGTGCTAGTAACTCAGAGCATGGAATGCAAGTCACTATGTGTCGGCAACTGTGTAGATAGGTGAGAGCTAACTGGTGTGCTAGAGCCTCTGCGTGCAGTGTGTATGTGCTACAAAGTAGTGCGATGTATGTGCCGATGTATGTGCCAATGTAACAACCGCACCCTCAACTAGTACAAATGAGTATCATACGGAAACGTATAATCAAGTAAGGGGGTGTCACGGGGTCTCCCCGTGGTGTGATGAGCATCAGCGCGTGGAACGAAAGACTACACTTGCGTAAGACGCGCTGGTCTTAGGGAGTGTCACGGAGTCTCCCCGTACCTTTTTTGTTCTGCGGTTTAGGTTGTTGTGGGGTAGAGTATAACAGATAAACAAAAACCTGTATAAAGTACTTCCATTTAGTAAAAATATAAAGCCAGTACAGCCAAAAAGGAAGCTATATCAGAGCCGTAGGTAAGTTATAATGGATAGAACTACAGTAATTAGAGAAGATAATGAATAGAACAGAGATTAGAGAAGACAATGAATAAGACAGAAGTAATTTGGTTTAAGCGAAAGTATAAAATCAAGTAAGGGGGTGTCACGGGGTCTCCCCGTCGTGGTTCAAATGGAATGGAAGAAAGAGTAAATAGAGCCTATCCAAAGAATCTCACCTCTTCCGAGGCGCTGTTGAGCGCAGTAGATAAGTCTATCTCAAAACTCTTGCATCTACGATGCGCTGAAGTGTGGGGGATAGGGTCTAATATAGTGATATCGCCCCATTATTCCAGAGTATTTCAGGTATTAAGGGGCGCTGTTGTTGGTATAGACGTAGTATCTGCAAATACTCACCTCTTTCGAGGCACTGGTGTGAGGATACAATGACCGTTGCTAGGATAATAGCGCTGATACTAAAACATTCACCTCTTCCGAGGCGCTGTGTGGTAGACTCTTGATGTAAAGTTATCACCTGTGCGGGGTCGTACAGGGGTGTCCCCTGTAATGAGTAGGATAGCGCGAGAGATACAGTTAATACGGACTCTTGATGATGTTGGTAAAGTCAACTATAGAGAAGCTATGACTCAAGGAATGGCTAAGTATGCTGATAGGTATAGTGATGTTAACTCAAGGATGCTTGATGAGTTAGGGGTGAATATAGTTAAAGACTTGATACAATATCCTAGCCAGTTGAGAATAGTTGAGAGTAGCCCTACGACTAGAGGGTTAGCATGGGACAAGAATGTGTGGCTGAAGGATGATTTACCTTATCAGCAAAAGATACTTAATCATGAACTAGCGCATATAGGTTTCAATCATAGTGGGAGTGATTTGCCAACAGCACTTCAGGAAATACAAGCTGAAGGCACTAGCTATGGTATAGGGCATCGGCTAGGAATACCTACTGATGTATTGGCAATGGCATCTGCTCCTGTATTGCATAGTAGAATGAAGCAGTATAGCCCTGAACAGATAGGCAATATGATAGAGATGAATAGATCGCCTATAAGTGAGATGGTGTCTAGATTTATGGGTAGTAGATAAGATGGCAGGTCGGGCGGCACAACAAAGAAGAATGGCTAAGAGAAAGATAGAGGTATTGGAATCTTATCTAAGGGGAGATAGGACTACAGTACCTCTACTTTCGAGTATGGGTTTGAGGGAAGTCAATGAGCAAATGGTTAGGATTAAGTTAGCTCAACTTAATCAGAGAATACTACCTTAGACCCAGCCAATGATTAAAACAGATTCTACTTTGTCAGTACCTCTGTTCTCCCATCGTTGAAAACGATGGTCAACATATATACTGTCCTTATTGACAATATCTAGGTTAGGACTTGCCCATTGTTCTTGCCAATCAGCAAGGGCTACTGGTACATCGCCATGTTGTTCTAAATGTTTAGTTAGTTCTGCAATGAGTTCAGAGATTTTCATAGTTTATGACGCGCTGTATGGATTGTAGGGTTGTGAACGAGTAGGATAAGGGGCTTTTGGGACTACAGTGTTCATTTGTTGTGCAAAATGATTTGCTTCTTCAGCGCTCATTTGCTGTAGTTTAGCCATTTGATCTTCAGCCAAACTACTTGATTGATAGCTGGATTGGGCGTTGATAGGCTTAGGAGCTAATGCAGAACACAATTGGGCTAGAGTTACCATAGATGCGTTCTTTCCTTGCATGGAAGACATGACAAGGGATTGTAGTTCAGGCGATCCAATACGCTTGAGTAGTTCGTAGTAGAAAGGCATAAGGTCGTTCTCACGTTCTACCAGTTCGTTGAGGAGGGCTGAGTCATCCCATTCGTGGAGAGAGCGATGTTTGTGGTTTGGTTCTGAGGACATAGATGCTGCTTTTTCAATAGTAAGGCAAATAGCTGTATTGGTATTAGAGATTGCGGTAATCATGTCGGCTAGAGCGTCGAGACGAATGTTGGCTAGGTCAACTTTAGCAATAGCAACTTTGATGCTTGATAGCAATAAACCATCTTGCTCAGGGTCGTTGACTAAATATGCACCTTTAAACCCAGTGCTTACGTTTTGGTATTGCTCTTGCATGAACTCATTGTATTTGTCAGCAAATGGTTTGGGGAGTACGGATGCTCCAATACTATCAACATGGTCGCCTAAAATTGGGAGAGGTTTATCAATAGTAGGGTCAGCAATTGAATCTAGGTTTTCGAGATGTAGTTCTTCACCTTTAGGCATATTAGATGCTGCATTGGCAAGTGCTAAGTCTAGTGCGTTTGTCATAGAAGTTTAGAGATATACTTAGTTTATTCTTCCCCATAGCGTAGCGTCTTTTTATATGAATACTCAAGATAGTCAAGGTAATGGACTGATAGGTGGTGGCATTGGATTAGGGTTAGGAGGTGCGGGAGCTTACTTTGGTAGGAACGCTGTAGAGGGCTTTGCTTTAAACAGATTCTCTAATGCAGATAAGTACGCTAAAGAGTTTGATGCATATGAAAATGCTTATGTTGACTCTAGGCAAGATGTAGCTAGTGCGGCAGCTAAAGCAAAAAGAGAGGGCATCTCATTTAGCGACAAGCAACACCCTAGGTATACAGAGATGGAAGCTGCTAGGGCAAGAAGGAACGCTATTTATGACAAAATGAACAATGCCGCCCAAAGAGCAATACCTTACGCTAATGCTGCTAAGTTACTTTATATGGCAGGACTCCCAATTACTGCGTCACTCTTAGGTTCTACTTTAACTGATTAAAACTATGGCAACTCCCAACCGTACAGCTTCAATACTAGATGACCTGATAGATGGGTTTAAGAGTGACTTTAATACAGCGCGATTAGATAGGAAAGCTGCTTATGAGAACTTAGGTAAGAGTGAAGGTAGAACTGCTGCTCAGAACATAGGAGGCTTTGCGGGTAGGGTAGCGTCTGATGTTATAGGAGATGAGACTAGAAATACCTATTGGCGATACAACCATCCTTTGGCAGTATCGTCATTTGCTGGTAGTGATGCACTAAAGGTGACTGGTATGCCTGTGGGTTATCAAGCTTTGGGTGGTGCTGCTTTAGCATTAGGTGTTATGCCTATAGCATCGGGTAATTTAGATATAAGTAACCTAGGAGAGTTTGGTAGACCTAAAGGATATCAGGCTCTATTTGCTGACCCTACTGATAAGACTAAGACTACTAATCCATTGGGCGAGTTTGCTGGTAGGTACTTCATTGGTAGGAAAGGTAATATCTTGCCTTATGAGGAGCTAGTCAAAGAAAGACCTGACGTTACACCTGAGAAGTATGCTGCTGCTGTTCAGAGTAGTGGGTTCATGAGTAAAGACTTCTTTGGATTACAAGATGACCCTACTAAGTCAATAGCACTTGGATTAGGTGCGGGTGCTTTACTTGGGGCTTATAGTCGTAGAGGTAAGTACTCAAGGGGCGCTGACGGTAAGATTAAGGTAGAGCCTAGGGTAGTAACTGATCCTGAGAACATACCTATATCTAAGTGGACTGATGAGAAACAACCTGTAGCTGCTGATATTGAGGCTATAGGTAGGTTCTGGGTTGATTCGCCTAAAAGGGTTGAGATGGGTAGACCTGAGGACTTAGTAGCTGGTGCGCTCAAAGGGGGTGCTATAGGGGGGCTTGTAGGTGCTGTAGTTCCTAGCCTAGCCGAGTTAGGCGCTATTAAAACACAAAAGAGTTTAAGTGGTGAAGATTCGATAAGCCTCTTAGGATATGAAGTACCTATGAGTGCAGCATTATTAACTACTGGGGCTGGTGTTGGTCTTAACTATTGGGCTAGAAAACACTTTAAGCCTAATGACTTTAATACTGAAGATGTTGAAGCTGCCATTGATCAATTCCAAACTAAGAGGCATGACACTCAAGATTCGGTTAAAGGGCTTAATGTCAGGTACAACCCAAATACCAAAGGATGGGATTATGTTGATACGCAATCCTTTAAGTAATACATAGTATGATTAAAGCAAAGACAAGGTATTAACTTATGATGCAAGGAATAAGAGATAGGTGGGATGCATTACCTGTCTACGCACAGTACGGTATCCCTGCTGTTGGTGTAGCTGGACTAGGGTTAGGAGCTATGGCATTGATGGGTAATCCACAACAACCAGCCATTCAAGCTACTCAAGCAACGGGTCAAGCTAATGCTAATGAGATGGCTATGGTTGGCGATAACGTTAACTTAGCTTTGAGGAGACAAGTGTATGGCGACCCTTTAAGTGACATGGAAGCTTTACAACAAGCAGCTAAGTTATCAGGGAATCTCTATAAATTCCCTGAGAAGAAAGAGAAGGCTATACGTGATGCTGAGATTGAAGGTCAACTGATGGCACTTCAAGCTGAAGCTTTGAGACAACAATATCTTAACTAAGACATGAATCCTATTCGTATTGACCCTACTGGGTTAAAGAATGTAATCCCCCAGTTTATTGATAATCCCTACACTCAGCTAGGTATTAACTATGGATTAGGTGCTGGTATTGGTGCTATTGGACAAGCTGGCTACAATGCTGTTACTGGTACTAACAATGCTAATCCTTTAATTACTGGATTACAAATGGCTCCTCTCCTTGGAGGGCAAGGCGTATCTCGTATCATCAACACTGATGCTCTTAATCAACTAAGGGCTAGAAATGAATACGTCAAGATGTTAGAAAGTGGTAGTGAAGCATCACTATATAGTGGTGTACTTGGCAATGTTGGCAACGCTATCACTGGTGGTAAAGATATTGACACTAACATGATTGGCTCTGTGGGATACTACGGTCAAGCTATGCCACTAGCTAAGAAGATATGGGCTGATGTATTCCCTGTGACTGCTGCTAAAGAAAGAATTATTATTGAGTAGGTAAAACAATGAATCCAATGAGTCTCGCAAAACGCTACCTTGCTGGCGTAGGTGACAATCAGTATGCGCAAGAAGCTCTTGACTACGGACTAGGCGCTCTAGGTGTTGGCGGTCTAACTGCTGTAGGCAATTTAGGGGATGGTGCTGACCAGAATGTATTGCTACAGGGGGTGTTAAGCGCTCCTTTAGCAGCTAATCTTCTAAGACAAGGTAGGAGTTTTGCTGGTCAACAATACATTGATAGAACAGGAGCTAGTACAGCTAGAGGCGTGTATGAAGGTTTGAATGAAGCAGAGATGAATCAGAAGTTCCTAAACCGTTTTAAAGCTGCTGCTGTTCAAATAGCTAATCAAGGCTATGCAGAAAGACAATTGCAAAATCCTTATATGCAAGCTGCATTAGCTGGTAGTGCTGCTGCTACTGTTGGCGGTTTGTCAGGTCGTGTATTTGATAATGATGCTACTGCTACATCTGTTGGGCTAGCAGCGTTGGGCGGTTTTGCACCTATCGCATACTCAATGTTGAGGGGTAGAAATGCTGACGTAGCTAACAGCGCTAAAGCTGTATACAATATTCCAGAAAACTCTACAGGTAGATATCGTACTGACGAATATCATGGTGTTCCTTCTGGCTACCCTAGAGCAAGTGCTAATCCTGATAACACGTATCAAGCTAATAGACCCGATCCAACAACCCCTTTTCGTGTAGTCAATGTATCGACTGAACCAGTAGCTCGCCCTTCAGTGATGGGTGCTTTACCCTATCAGCGTGGTGGTGATTTAGCTGTGCGCGACCCTAACTTGCCTACTACAAGTAGAGTTGTAGTGCCGCCTTTGACGATAAACGAGTTAGCCTTAAATACTACTAGAGGTAGAGGATGGAATGTCGGCAAAGAGTTCCCGTTAGAAGCAGGGCTGGCTGGATTATATGCAAACTCTCCTAGGATGCGTTAAACATGACCTACTCCCCACTACGCAGACGTTTAGCTGAACTCATCCCAGAGTTAGCTAATAATGAGACAGCACTTAGATTAGCCCTGCCAGCCGCTATTGGCGCTACTACTGGTCTAGGCGCACTTGCCTATAATGTTGTAGCACCTTTAGATGTTGACCCTATCGGCTTAGCGGTTGGTAGTGGTCTAGCTCTAGGCACACAAGGACGTACACCCTATAACTATGCTGGTATTGGCGCACTAGGATTAGAGGGTGCTAGATACCTTAACAATGCATTCACTAACTCTAGTGATACTGAAGCATCACCCCTAATTGCTATGGGCATTGGTGCTGGTACTTTAGGGTTGAGGGAAGCATTGAGGAGAGGTGTACTAACTTATCCTGAAGCTGGATTCCCTGTAGGACGGATGGCTCAAGACTTGGGAAAGCCTAGTGCTACTACACCTATCGATGATGTAGTAGCTGCCCCACCGCCACCTACCAAACCTAATAGACCTACACCTAAGCCTAGGGGTGCTAAGCCTGCTGATGAAGTGCCTAACAATCCAAGTACAGGTCAGCCATCAGTGGTAGTACCTGACCAAAGCAGAATGTATCTAGCCCGCAACTTAGGCGTGATGTCATCTAAGTTATCCAAGAAAGGTATAGAAAACCTAGGTAACTATGCTAATGAGACACCTCAAAGGAAGGCTCAATTATCTTATGACAGTCCTACTGATTACTTTGATAACCTTGTAGACCCTGAAGACTTATTCAAGAGCTATGGGCTAAACACAGTGGTAATTAATCCTAGCGGGATGTTAGTAGATAGGCGATTACTTGAGAATAGGACTGACTTACTTAATCAACCAGTAGTTCAAATAACACCATCTACATTAGATGCTGGTCATTCTGAACTAGTCAAGCAAGGACTGGCTAAAGCTGGTCAACCACATCCTAACGTCAGAGCCTATGGTATTGAAACTATCAATGAATTAGCCAAGGGTTCTAGCACATCCCCTAGTGCTATGAATCCATTAGGTTATTACAACAAAGCTGATAACAATACTTGGCAATGGGAGCAGTCCCTAAACCCAGAAGAAATAAGCTCTATGGTCAAAGATAGGGGTGGTAGAATTGCTGTTAACTTAAACAACATGAAGCCATTGGATACTGTGGAACAGAATGACCTTTACTTAGATGCTTTAGGGTTGACAGGCATAGGTGCTTATACTCCCACAGCACCATCTATCCCTAAACAAACATATTACCCCCAATACAACAAAGACTACAGCGTAAGCAAAAGACCTATGAGAATAGCTAAACAAGGAGATAACTAATGGCATTTCCACTTGTTGCCGCATTAATGAAAGGATTTAAGTTAGGCGCTACTGGGCTAGGACTTATGGGGGGCGCTCCCGTTGGTGCTGCTCGTGCTGGTGCTGGTGCATTGAACCTCCTTAAGCAAGCCTACACTCCTAATGCTATGGGCTTAATGAACTTGGGTATGGATGCTATCCCTCTAGCAATGGACATAGCTAACAATGATGTTGGCTTAAAGTCCTTCAGTTCCTTTGGTGGGACGATGTTAGGAACTAAGTTTGGTGGTAGAGAGTTAAATAAAGTAGGAGAGTCTAGACTAAGAAACTCTAGAGATACCTTTAACACTTTATCCTCTAGCCAGCCTAAATCCCTAAGAAAAGCTTATGTGAATGAAAGGCTGGGAAGTAGAGAGAAAGACCTATTGAGTAATCCTCAGACTTCCCGTCAAGGATACAATATGCCCATAGGATTTGCTGCTGACACTGGGCTGTACACTCTAACCTCTGGGATGAATAAACCTAAACCTACTGACTTTGAGACTCAAATGCTGCAAGGTCAATCACCTAGTCCAGTTACTAGATATATGCAAATGACAGGAGGATTGTAATGGAATATCAGCAAGGATTTCCTAGCCCACCTAAAGACGAGTATAGAGAAAGTCTACTAAATACTGCTAATGATGCTGGCTTTAGGCAAAGGCTATACGATGCTGCTCCTAACCTTAATCTATTTGGTCTCAGGTTTGGTGGTAGTAGCTTATCCCCAGAAGACAGGCTTAAAGCAGCACAACTAGGTATCGATACAGGAGCTATTACTGACCTAGACTTCTTTTCTTTTGGCAAGTGGAAAGCCTTAGACGCAATCAAGCCTAGAGAACGTGCCGCACAACTTGAACTGCCAATGGCTAAAGCTGTCGAGGATAGACAGTTTAAACTACAGCAATACCAAATTGATAGGCAGCAAGACCTCCAACGTGACCAAGCTCAAATGCAATTTGACTTTGGCTCTAAGATGGCTGACAAGTCTTTGCAAGGGAATAAGGAATTAGCTGAACAACAAGGTAAACTTAACCTAAGACAGTCTATGTTTGATGCGGCATCTAAGCGCATTGGTACACCTATCAATTGGTTAGGATAATGACACCTGAAGACTTTATGCAATTACGCCCTGACACTCCAGGGTACATCAACTATACCGAAGCTGGGAGAGCCGCAGCTAGGGACAATAAACCTAAACCCTTTAACGCAGACAAAACATTTGGATCTGTCAAAGCTGCTTCAGGGTTAGGATTGCGTACCTTGAGTTCAAATGCTACTCAGTCTAGAATGGCTTTGCCTTTAAGTGATGTAGCTAAGTCTGGCGTTCAATCAATAGGAACTACAGCTAAATCATCTCAACCAGCGAAGACTGAGCCAAGTGATTTAGATAGGCTCAAAGGTGCTTATGATATTGACTACAAATATCGTGGTCTATATGGCAACCAAGACATTGACCTATCCAAACGTAAGATCAAGGAAGTCAATACTCTAGCTAACAATGAAGCTAATCGTGCCTTGGGCATGGAACTAGCAACTAGACTACCCTATGCCTCCTTCGAGCAAAACCTTACTTCAATGAGACAAGCTGGTGTTAATGCAGCTAACATGACTAACTCCATCTCAGGAGCTTACAATAGTTCTGTATCTAAGCTCAATCCAGTATCTATGAGCCTATAACTATGACACAAGCAAAAATGACCTTTGCCTCTGATGCCTTTAAGAATGCTGCTGCTTCTTTAAGTGGTAGAGCATCCAACACAAATACTGTTACTCAGAGGATGGGGCTAGGAGATACATCTAAAACTCCATCAGTTAATACTTTCACTAGTAACGCTACTAATAACGCAAGTCAAGCAGAGCGACAAGGTTATGCTAATGCTAATGAAGCCTTAGCTAACAATCCTATGTTTAAGCAAACACAACTTAACGATAGCCGCAACTTTACTGAAGACCAGCGTAGATTTAATGCTGGCTTAGGCGTTAAAGCTAACGAGCAATCAACCCTACGTTATCAATCAGACAACTTACTATCAGGTGTTAGATACAATGCTGATGCTGGTGTTAAGTCTACTCAGATTGGTGCTGATGCTAATAGATATGGTGCTGACAGAGGATTAGAAGGTTCTAAATACAGTGCTGATAGAGGCGTAGATGTGGCTCGTATTAGTGCTGACGCTAATAGGTTCTCTGCACTGCTTGGTGCTGGCACTGCTACTCTTAACTCACAACAATATCGTCCTTCATTCAATAGATAGCCATGTCTTTTTCTTTGCCTGTTAATAGCTCTTGGATGAACAAACCCATTTCATCCTTTGATCAATCATCTTTTAGCCAAAATGGTAGCTCTAGTACTTCAACTTCTAGCGTTAACTCTGGCTTTAGTGGTGATCTTCAAAATGTATTCACCTCTCTAGGCAACATAGCTGAAACAAAAGCTCAAAACGACCAAAGACGCTTTAGAGAAGACTTGCCATTCCAATCACGTATCTATCAAGACTTTGATACCGAGGCTGCTGGTCGCACAGAGGGTATTGATACTAGAGCTAGAGAACAAAACTCTAACCTAACTAAAGACCGTATGCGATTACAGTCAACTCAGAACATTGCTGAAGAAAAGAATAGAGGACAAGTTCAAGTCAATACCACTGGTCAAACTAGAGATGCTGACTTGAAACGTGCGCTATCAGTATTGCCTAGGAAGTAAGGAGATGAAATGGCATCATCATCAATGCGGAATCCCGCTAATAGACCTAAGAAGTATCCCGATGCTATACCAGCACATCAGGTAATCCAAGGGTTCTTCAATCAACAGCTTGACTCTGAGCTAGAGTCTCAATTCACCCTACTTTGTAGACGCAACCCTACTGAGTACGGTCAACAACTAGCTTGGTTGGTCAAGAATGGATGTGTGTGTTCAATACCTCAAATCAAGGCATGGCTAAAGGTCAAGGGCATTAAGGCTGGTACTGAAGCTGATACCCTTAACCGTAAGCTAGAAGAGTACGCGGGCATTGATGTAGTAGGGGGTCTTGAATCATTAGCCGTTAGGACTGCTAACCTAGCATTCGATTATGGTGGTCTAATCCAAAACAAGTTAGACGGGGGAGAGATAACTGACTCTCAGATGCAATCAATCATCGCTCAGTATCCAGCAGTGGTAGGACAGACTAAGCAGATACTACAAGCCCTAGCACAAGTAAAGGAACGTACAGGAGAGAGGGAGCTACTACTAGCTGGTGCTGATAGGGTGAAGTCTTTAGTACTCAATATGCTTGAGAAGAACTCACCCTTTAGACCAGCACTTGAGCAGTATTTTCAAGCTGCTATTCAAAGGATCGCGGAAGAGGTTTAGGGATCGTCAGCCCATATTCTAGCCATTTATTAGATTTGTCAGGTTCTCTCAAGAGGATATAGGGAGGTATAGTCCCATCCCATCCACTTAGCCCTGTCTCAGTAACTTTAGCTGGATAGCAAATGACTGCAGACACATCTTTCTTTCCCTCTAAATATAAATGTACGCTTGACTCGCCATAGCCTTGCTCCGCTAATGACTGCAATCTAGCAATCAATTCATTAACTGTCATAATCACCAATCCAATATAGTTTGTGTACTTACGGTCTTAACAACCCTGTAGTTGTTGTAATGAAAGTTCTCACGACTCCACTCTAAAGCAGACTTGGCTGAAGCCTCATCTAAGTCTTTGCAGGAAGAATCAGTCTTCCAGTCACCTACTTTGTGCTGACTGTATTCGCTATTAGTTTTAGGGCAATACTCAATGTGATAAGTCGTTGTTTCAATAGCTTCATTAACTGTCATGCTTAACTCCTATAAACATCTCATCTCCTTGTTGAAGCAAGGTTAGTGAAAGGCTAAAGGTAAGTTTGTTGTTAACAGTATCAACAACTCCTACTTCTAATCCTTCATACCCCTCATTAATGAGTGCTTCAAGTTGTAAGTACAATTCATTAACTGTCATCGTCCACCTCCATTAGGATGCCCAATCATAGCTACTAGTTGTTTGGTGACCTTATACATCCTAAATGCATAGTTAGGTTGTTTCTCTTGCCAGTAATGCCACATCTCAATAGCTGTAGTCTCATCACATCCAAGGTCACAGTAATGCTCCCAGTTATCATCATTGGTGATGCAACGCTCTAGGGTGTAGTTAATCATCTAATACCTCAACCTCTCCTGCCACTAATTTGTATTCAGTCCCTTTATAAGCTTTTCTACATAGGGCAATATGTGTTTTAACAGCATCTAGGCTCTCAAAGTATTCACCAATAACAGACCAGTTTTTAGAATAGTGCGACCTGTAAAGAATCATGTATAGTTTCATTAGTCCCTCAGTTATTAATCCTCCCCTAGCGTAGCGTTCCCCTATGGCTCGATTCAGACCATCCACATCCCTTGGACTTCAGATACAAGCTGATGTCACTTACCATGCCAAGGCTGCAACACAAGCTACTCAGCCCTTAGTCCTCAAGGCTAGACAAAATACCAAGGAAGGGTTCACAGCCTTCAGGGAGTATGTGTGCTTCCCTCAAATATCTGCTAATGAAGAAGGTGTAGAGGACATCAATGACTTAGCAGCACATAAGTATGCAAGACCTAAGCACCACTCTGAGTGGATGGATGAGCTATTCACAGGAGAAGACTCGCGTTGTCTTAAAGGTATTGGTGGTTCTAACACTCTAATCCTAGCTCCACGACTAAGCGCTAAGTCTAGATTCATGACCGAGTGGATCGCGCATCAGATAGGTGTGCAGACTGAGGCTGGTATTCCTATCAAAGTACTGGTTATCTCTTACTCAATCACCATTAGTACTCAAAAGTCCATAGAGATAAAACAAATCATTGAGTCTGATAGATTCCAACAAGTATTCCCTAACGTCTCTAAGGGTAAGAGATGGTCTGATGAGGTATGGGAAATAGATAAGCGTAAGGCAGGACTACAAGCACTAGGTGAGCCATATACCCTAGCCTGTGCTGGCATTGTTGGTAGTGTCACCTCTCGTAGAGCGCACATCATTCTCTTTGATGACCTTATCAAATCACCTGCGGATATCGAGAATCCCACAGTTAGAGAGAAGATGGCTAGTACTTACCACAACGCTATTAAACCTACTATGTTCCCTGGTGGTAGACAAATATGTATTGGTACTCGAATGAGTGCTGATGACCTATACGCAACTGAGTTCAACACTGAGAAGCGCTGGAAGGTAATTGAACAACAAGCCATAGTCGAAAGTGATGATGGTAAGGAGATAAGCTACTGGGAAGAGTTCATACCACTCAAGCACCTACTCACCTTGCGAGACCCAGATAAAGGTGGCGACCCTATCTCCTTTAGTTTCCAGTATCAAAATAAGATTGTCTCAATTGGTGGACTAGCTATACCTCCCGAGTGGATTAAGTACGATTACCCAGAGAAGGTAAGTGCTTACTCCCGCTTCGCCATTGGTACTGACCTTGCCGATAGTGTTAAAAAGAAAGCTGACTTCACTGTATTCACTCTAATGGGGCGTTATGGTAGTACATCCAATGGACGTATTGACCTACTTGGTAGTGCAAGGTTTAAGGCTTCTGGGAACATAGCTAAACTCAACCAACTACTAATGCTCCTCTATGACCATGACCTTCTAGACATAGATGAAGAAGGCTGGACTAATCCAGATGACCCTGTAGCGCAACAGTTTCCCATCAAGTATAAGTCTCGTCCTAACGTATACATTGACCTATATCTAGAGGACGTATCACAACAGTTGAGCATCATGGCTGACTTCAATGCACTAATCAAAGTAGCTATGGGCATCCACTCTATACACCCTCGACCACTTAAGCTCAAAGGAGATAAGAGGGAAAGACTTATGGCTATATCAGGTGCATTGCAAGTTGGCAACATCACTTTCAATAAGTTTAAGTACAGTCCCTCTCAGTCCACTATTAAGGAGTTGCTGTTCTTCGGCAGTACTCTACACGATGACTTTGTTGATTCACTTACTTGTGGTGTTATTGGATTGGGTTATCGCTTGCCTCTATCTTAGGCTCAGTACCGTACTCAACATCAAACTCAGCCGTCTTAAGGATAGGGTACACTGTAGGGGGAGAATCTATGGGTAATATGCACTAGTCATATTGTTTAATCCATACCCATACAAAGGTTCTAAGTCTATAGCCATATGCCCTAGCTACTCATGCCTTAGTAGGGAATGTCATACTGATTAGCAAAGGCAGCTAGAGACTGTAGAGCCTGTCTAGCTTTCATGGTTTCTTGCATAGCTAAGTACTGTTGCCCTAAGTCATCGCTTATCCCCCGTGGTAGCCTCTCCCCTAATGGCTCTAGTACATCACTTGCCATAGCACTCATTGAAGGCTGTGGGTTAGGTGCTACTTGAGGTTGTGATAAGTCTATAGCCATGCGTCTACCCATACTATCTATAGGTCTACGCAGTTGAGATGCATAACGAATTAGGCTGTTAGAAGTTAAAGGGTTGTATCCACTGGATAGCAGATCACCTATCTCATCCTCCATGCTTAACTTACCTACTTGAGCAGCTTGTTTAAACCCAGTATTCAAAGCTTGGATAGCTCTAGACTGTAGACCATCGCCTTCCCACTTAGGACTACCCTTGCCAGTGCGATGAGTTAAAGTATTCAGATAACTAGATACTTCGCCTTGACCAGCCCTTTTGTACAGCTCATCCATAAGTCTAGGATGTTGCATAAACTTAGCAGCATTAATGTCTGACAACAGCATTAGGTTAGACGTTTCAGGCAACATCTCTCTTAACCCAAAGAATGCACTGTCAGCATCAGCAAAGTTATACCCTGCGTACTCAACTGGATATTGTCTCTTTAGTTTAGAAGCTCTTAGAGTGGGATTAGTAAGAGCCTGAAGAAACACGTCAGGGCTTTTGCTATAAATGTTGTTAGGGATTAGCCAAGGCTTTTGATACATAGTTGTTATTAACTCTTTCTCCTAGCGTAGCGTATAGTAAGAGTAACTAATATTAGATAGAGATATACATGGAAACAGGTAGCGTAGTTCAGGCGTTTATCGACAGGAAGAATAGCGGCTCTGAAAGTATGGTAGTACCTAACCATATCAAACAGATTGTCTTATTTATGACTAGGCAGGGCTTAGAGTTCCTTGTAGACCAAGATACTCCTGATGAGCGAAGACGTAAATTCATAGACAAGATTATCAAAGCTAACAAGCTAGATATGTACTACCAAGGGATCGCCTCACTCTTCATAGCTACTGGTGGTGTTCTATGGTTAATGCAACCTACCTTAGACGGATACTCAATCTATTGGTTCCATAGCGGTAAAGAGAATAACTCAATAGATGATGTTAAGTCTCAATACATGGTCTTCTACTCTCCCAATGGCAGGGAGATGCAAGAAGTGATCATTAGATATAAGTACTATGACCGTTCACCCAGTCAAATGTACTACGCTCAATCATCTCTAGGTTCTGAGAGATGGGTGCGTCTACGAGTAAAGACTGACACGGTAACCCAAGAGTTCTTCAATGCCGAGCCACCACTAGACATCTACTCAACTAGCTCTAACTACGCCCCCCCACTTCAGGTCAACTCCTTCATCAACACACTAGGCTACATCCCTTGTGTAGAATCACCCAACCTCCCATACTTCCCCGGGGATAGTGGTAGGTCTGACTTTGCTATGGTTAGTGACCAGATAGAAGCCGAAGATACGGTAAGGGGCGCTATCATGCAAAATATCTTCACCTTTGGCAATCCTACCCTTATCACTACTCGTTCCCGTGAAGAAGTGATGCAAAAGACTACTGAGATAGGTACTCAGTCATGGGCTGCTTCACAAGGTTTCAAAGATCTAACTTCTGTGCGTATTGGCGGTAGACGTAATGATGGCGGATGGGCAGCGCGTCAACACGAAAAGATTGTTCCCGTCATTGGAAATGTAAACGCTGATGAAAGATTTGGCTATGTAGTGCCTGACCCCGTATCTCCTGACCAAGCTAGATTTGCTGACACTTACCGCACTGCGCTTCATGGAGCTTTAGGAGGCATTGACCCGAATGACCAGTCTTTCAGTACCTTTGGTGAGGTCAAATCTCTCTATGGGAAAGTGGCTGCTACTGCCAACATGAAGTCCCTGACCCTATGGCAACATGGACTATCCCGAGTCCTTGAGTTGTGCATCATGCATGAAGAACGTCTATATATGGATCAATTCAAGCAGTGGCTCCTATCGGAAGACCCTAAGATTGACATCACTCAAGTTACCCAACAACAGATTGAACAACTAATCTGGCAAGACGGTATCGAAGCACCCATTAGCGTAGGACTACAACCCTTTGGTGAAGTCAATGTCTACTATCGCTATAACGGTGATGTATTTGAGGACTCACCCCAAGACAAACTAGACCGCACTATCTATACTCGTAACCTTCAAGAGCTAGGAGTAGGAAGTCTAGAAGCCCTTGATGCTGTATTCCCTGACCTATCCCTCAAAGAAAAGAAGGCTAAGTTATCAGGCATTCCTTTTAGGATTGGAGGTGAGTACTTAGGGTTGTTCAATAATCTTTTACAACAACATATGCAACTTTCTCAGGTAGAAGATCCATATAATCCGGGTAAAGCTCTAAGTTTGCGCTATGATATGACTTATCTAATGGACTCAGTGTACACGGTACTGAAACGTGAGTTCTCCTACGGCGCATCCTATGATGAAGCTGACAACAAGGATAATCCCTTAACTAATGGTACAAGCACTCCCTCAGAACTATCAGGTTCAACAAGCCCCATCACCACAGGTAGCTCCTCAAACGGTAGCCCCACAGTGGCAGTCAGCACCTCAACTGGTGAGCCCTTACCCTTCGACTGGGCTAACCCCCCAGTACTCCCATCCTCAGCAATTCGCACCGACAACGGGCGGTTGGATACAAACAACCCCTCAGTCAGTGGTAGCTCCTACTCAGCAAGCGAATCCAGTTACGGATTACCTGACCCTGAACGGCTTGGTTCCCAACAGCTATTTACCAAACCCAACTTCAGTACAACCACAGTACTCCCCCCAAGTCACCTCGCCAACGAGACAGTACAGCCCCAAGCTAGACCTAAACGCCCCAAGCGGAAAGGATAGTCAGGGTAATCCTCTCGCCTCGGTAATCGAACTAATCAATAGCTTTGGCAATGGATCGCCTGAGCTAGCCATTGCACGCATCCATCAACAACTCATCCATCGTGAAGACCAATTAGGTGAAGTAGTTGCCTATACTCAAGCTCTTGAGAAGGAAGCTATTCAAATGGGTCAGATTCTATCTAGCCCTGAAAACACTGGTTATTGGCTCCAATACCAAGAGTTCCATCTTGCTCAACTACCTGAAGTAATTAACTTCCGCACTGCTTACCCTAAAGCAACCTTTGAGCAATACTACGACTACCTAGTACGCTCTAATCAACCACAAGGACAAGTTCAAGAACGTCCTCCCGCACCTTTAGGCTATGAGTATGCTCCTGAACCACAACGACCCACATTCAATCAAATGAATATGGGCTTGGGTCAAGGTGCTACTCAAGGTAGTGGTCGTGGACGTATGACTGATGTACTACGCCAACTTGATTCAGGTC